TCGTTTGCTCCCGTAAATCAAATTATGGGTATTATGAAATATGATCGTGGTTCAAAGAAGGCAAAGGAACTAACTGAACCAGAAAAGTCTGAACCAACATCGGCAAAAGAACCTGATGTGACCGTTAGTGAGCCTGAAGCAGAACCGCTTGAGCCACAAAAGCCGGTGGGGATATTCCCAGGACGTTTCCAACCATTCCACGCAGATCACTATGTAACATATTTACAACTAGTGAAGAAGTTTGGAAAAGACCGTGTATATATTGCTACGTCAGACAAACAGGATGCTGCTGGAAAATCACCATTTTCGTTCAATCAAAAGGTTGAAATCATGACGAAAATGTTCGGAATACCAGAAGATAAGATTGTCAAGGTAAAATCTCCATATAGACCAGAAGAAATAACAAAAGATCTTCCGGAAAACACTCCAGTAGTGTTCGCTTTATCTGAAAAGGATAAAGATCGGCTGGGTGGTAAGTATTTTGCCCCTTACGATCCGAAAGGATCTCTTGAGGGACATCCAACAAAGGGATATGTCTGGGTTAAACCAGCCGTAGAAGGAAAAAAAGAACTCACCGGAACGCAGATTCGGTATATTTTTGGTACTCCTGAACACACTGATAGAGCCAAAGAGCAGTTATTTACTACACTATATGGTAAATTTGATCGGGATGTGTTTGATATGATTACAAAAGTATCGTCTAAGGCAGAAGAAGACCGAAAGATTACAACACAACACAAACAAAAAGATACACCAACTCAACCCGAGAAACAGTCACAGGAGTTACCACCCGATATTCGCAAAAAAGCAAAATCAGTTCTTTCTCAGAAGATAAAAAATCCAAAGACTGGAAACATGGTATCTGTTGCATATGCTTTATACAAAAGAAAGTCAACAGAACCAGTGCATCAGGCAGCTAGAAAAATGCTGGATGACTTTTTAAAATCAAGTACCGATACAAATGAAATAATTTTGACGGAAGAAGTGGGGTCTGTCAAAATGAAAACCTATTTACATGTACGAGACTTTAAACCAGAAGAACTTGCAAATGAAATTGGTGAGTATTTTGATAACGAAAAAACATTCAAAGCGTTTCCTGATCTAGCAAAAGATAAACAACAACTGATGGATATGATATCAAGTGCACCAACAGTTACGTTAGAACGCGATGATTTGAAAAAACTAGGAAATTCTGATGTGAGTAGTATTTTAAGTGGCGAAAGTGCGATGAAAATTATGAAACAGTTTGCACAAGAAGATAAAAAAGCAATAGTCAGTATTTTAAAAGCTATCAAAGCTGATGAAGATTTGCCAATGCCTATTGTTATTAAGCATCCGACAGGTTATTATTTACTGGGAGGTAATAGAAGGTTGTCAGTACTGGCTTCTATGGGAAAAACTATGCCAGTAAAACTTTTGACCTATGAAAAGAAACCATTATTACCAAGTACTCCTATACAAGCACCCGTTGATGTTGATAAGAAAGGCGTGATAGATACAGAAAAAGAAAAAGAAATGTTCAATAGAGTTATGCAAATGAGAATAACAAATCCAGAAACGGGTAACCAAGTAAAAATTGATACCGCGATGGATTATAACAAGCAACACCCTGCACACATAGTTGCATTAAATACGATTAGACATTATATGAAAGGCTACTCAACACGTGCAGGAGTTCCAAAGAAAAGAACTTATGACTCCTAAGAGGTTACTATGTCAGACCATGCTGCAATTAATAACGTAAGACGTAAACTAAATGAGGTTATGAAAAAAACCGACGAACGAATTGTTGTCGGCTGGCGTCCAGGATTAGATGATTACAAAGAAGGCGATGTGTGGGAAGATAATGATGGTCGTCAGTGGACCATCAAAGGCGGCATTCGTCAACGAGTAACCAAGCTTGATGCTGCAAAAACACCGTGGTGGTGTCCAGAATGCCAGAAAACTATGTCACATAGGTTGGACACAAAGTATTGGAATTTGCACGGCAAGTGTATGGATTGTGTTATCAAATATGAAACCGAATTACGCAGAACTGGTCAGTGGAAAGAATACGAAGAAAAGAAAATGAAGGCAAATTATCTTGCCTCGCTCAAAGATCGTATTGCATTTTTAGAAGATTTGCGTGACACAACAAGCGCCCCAGAAATTATTCATGCGGACGATGCACGAATACTTATGATTGAAAAGTGGGATGTGGATATTGATAAAGTAAAGGAAGATATTCAAAAAGACATTGATGAATTAAAGGGATATCTTGCAGATTTTGAAAAAGAGAATGCTCATGAAAATACTTGATAACGTTATTAAATTTGGAAAAGCATTTCAATCACTATCGCAAATTGGTCAAGTTGCGGTTGTAATTGCATTGATTGCGATTGCATTTAATTTTGGCAGTTGTGAGGGAGACAAAAAAATTAAACAATTTGTAGTTAAGTATGAGCAACTACAAACCGAAGCAGTTTCAGCGAAATTGTTTGCGGACAGCGCAAAAAATAAAATTGCATCATTATCAAACGATGTTAATTCAAAAAACGAAGTTATAAAAAAATTAACGTTTAGCGTTGAATTGCGAGAGACTCAGCGGAATGAATTGCGGCGTGATTTGGTAGACTTGGAAAAAGATCTCGTTGTTGCAAAAGACACGGCTGAATTAGTTGTTGTTCAAGGTCATATAATAGATAATTTGAAAAGTCAATTGAATGTAGCCGATTCCACAATGACAGATTTAAAAAAGCTTTTGCAATTGGAACGATACAAGGTATCTAAGCTTGATTCAGCGGTTGCATTGGCTAATGCACGAGGAGATCGGTTACAAACAGTTGTGGATAGTTTAATAAAACTCCCAGCACCAAAAGCACCACGTAATTGGATTAGCAAGAAAACGATTGGAATTGTTGCTTTTGCCGGTGGAGTTTTTGTTGGAGATTATTTAGCAAGAAGGTAATATGTCATCAGCAAATATTAAAGAAGTTATTAAGTTAGAATATAAAAAGTGTGCAGTTAATCCGCATTATTTTTTAAGCAGATACTCTTACATACAGCACCCGGTTCGTGGTCGGGTGTTGTTTGATTTATACCCATATCAAGTAACAGCGATGAAAGATTTCGAAGAGCATGATTATAATATTGTTCTCAAAGGGCGTCAGTTAGGATTTTCTACATTGGTGGCCGGATATGCTTTGTGGCTCATGCTATTTCACACTGATAAAAACATTTTAGTTATTGCGACGAAACAAGAAACTGCTAAAAATCTTGTAACCAAAGTTCGCTTTATGCATGCCAATCTTCCTGTGTGGCTACGAGGTAATTGTGTAGAAGATAATAAACTTTCTATGCGATTTGCCAACGGATCACAGATTAAAGCTGTGGCGAGTAGTAAAGATGCTGGTCGTTCTGAAGCATTGTCTCTTTTGATTCTTGACGAGTGTGCATTTATTGAAGATGCGGATATTATCTGGACAGCCGCATCATCCACATTGTCTACAGGTGGTAAAGCAGTATTGATTTCTACTCCAAACGGCGTAGGTAATTTCTTCCATAAAATGTGGCAGGGTGCGGAATCCAAGAACAATGGATTCAATCCAATACTATTAGATTGGCGAGTGCACCCAGAGCGCGATCAGGCATGGCGTGATAGCCAAACAGAAAAGCTCGGGGAAATGCTATCGGCACAGGAACACGATGCCTCATTTATCTTTTCAGGTAATACAGTTGTTTCTCCTGATATTATAGAATTTTATAAAAATACGTATGTAATGGAGCCACTTGCAAAGCAAGGATTTGATTCAAACTTGTGGATATGGGAATACCCCGATCCATCAAAAACATATATTGCGGCGGCTGACGTGGCTCGTGGAGACGGAGAAGACTATTCTACCGTGCATATTATTGAAGCAGAGCGATCCGTTCAGGTCGCAGAATATAAAGGCAAGTTGCCACCTAAAGAATTTGGTAATTTAATGGTATCACTTGCTACACAATATAATGATGCGTTATTGATACCCGATAATAGTTCAATTGGATGGGCATCTATTCAACAAGTAATAGATCGGGGATATAAAAATTTATTTTATATGTCGGCAGACATGCATTATGTGGATGTAGAAAATCAAATTACCAGTAGAAATTATATTTCTGAAAGAAATATGAAGCCAGGATTTACCATTTCTTCACGAACAAGACCGTTATTAATTGCAAAATTGGAAGAATACATGCGAGAACAAGGTATAACGGTTCGGTCATCGAGAACAATGGCGGAATTCGAAACGTTTATTTGGAAAAATGGAAAGGCAGAAGCGTTGGTTGGGTATAATGACGACTTGATATTGGCGCTGGGTATTGGCCTGTGGGTACGGGATACAGCATTACGGTTACGTCAACAGGGAATTGAATTGACCAAGCTTTCTCTTGACAAGACCGCATTTAATTCTATGCCATTTGTAAAAGTTGGCGGGGTTCAGGAAAATCCATACGAAATGAGTTTAAATGGAACAGAAAAAGAAGACCTTCGATGGCTAATTTCATAGGTATTAAAAAGTTGTCTTATATTTATATTTGTCGTGCTTTGTTCACTATGGAGATTTTTTATGACACGCAGTGAGTTAGAAGAAATAATTGTTGAAGAAATAGAAGCTGCGCTTGCAGAAATTGCAACATTAGATGAAAAATATACATCAGCGGGAACTGTGCCGCTTGTTCATGGTAGAACGATGACCAAAGCACAAATTGCCAAGCGCCATACTTTAGGTAATAAAATATTTTCGGTTCTTAAAGGCGGGAGTGGTGATAAGGAAGATAAAAATAAACTTCGTGCAGCATTTATTAGATGGGCCGCATCGCACGACCGCGATGCTACCGATGAAAAAACTATGAATTCATTTGTGTGGGCGATGGCAAGTGACTGGGCAATTAAAGGAAAAGCTTTCCCACCACCAAAAACAAAGAAAAAGAAAGGAGCAGCGTCTGGAAAAGCTGAACCAGAAAAGACCGAACCAAAGAAAAGATCCAGAAAGAAACCAACTGACCCGTCGCAAACAGATCTTTTTGCAGAACCAAAGGGAGAGCCAGCATCTACTGAACCGGAAAAGAAAGCGGCACCGGCTACCAAGCCTTCTGGTAAAAAAGCTACCGCGTCTGCTAAAAAGAGATCTGCTGCAGCTAAACGAGGCGCGGTGACAAAAGGTCTTGGTAAAGATCTTGAAAAGCTTGTTGGAATGCCAATAAAAACATCCAAAGAAAAGGCTGCATCAAAAAAAGCAAGAGAAAGAGCGGCGGCTAAAAAAGCGTCTGCGTCAGGTGAAAAGAAATCAACTAAATTAAAAGAAATTATTAAATCCATTCATGCTGGAGAATCATGATGATACGTTTAGCCGGATTAGTAGATTTAAAATCTGCCCCATTAGCAGAACAGGATGAAACTGTTCCAGTAGAAAAAGTACAGGCTGATGCGGAAAAAGGTAAAAAGCTTGGTAAAAAAGAACGCATTGCAATGACACTCAAAAAACTTCGCGAAGGTAGTCAATGCACGATGGAAGAGCTTGATGAAATTGATCAATTTATTGAAGCATTAGATAAGGTTGGACAAGAAGATGCGGATATTGACAATGACGGCGATGTAGATTCAACCGATAAATATTTGAAAAATCGTCGTGATGCAATTGGCAAGTCGATGGGAAAGGAAAATAATTTGAAAGAAGCTGACAAGCCAACTCCTTCAAATGACCACGAAGTATCAATGGCTAATAATTCATTAGATACGATTATTCAGCATGCAAATGATCTAAAAGGTAAGCTTGGTCAAGAAGAAAAGGATATTCCGGCATGGATTCAGGATCACATTACCAATGCTGCTAATTTCATTTCACAAGCAGCAAACAATTATCACGAAAATAATAAGCCAACTACGCCAGAACCAACATCACCTGATGCCATGAATGAAAAGGCACCGGAAGGTTGGGAAGGTACTGTAAAGGCCATGAAAAAACATTCAGATAAAATTGACAACCCGTGGGCACTTGCATACTACATGAAGGGCAAAGGCTACAAATCACACAAAGGAAAGTAATATGGAACCGTTGGGAAAGTTTCTTGGCACATTGATGTCTAGTAGAACACAAGCACATATTTTTCATTTACAAACATCATCGTTTGCTGCACACAAGGCGTTGAATGAATATTACGATGATATCGTAGAATTAATTGACGCCTATGCAGAAATGGCACAGGGTCGTTATGGAATTATTCGTGGTTATGGAATGTCAGAACAAATTTTTGAAGATGATTCCGCACTAAAGTATTTTGTTGGATTGCAAAAGTTTGTTGATGGTATTCGCACAACATTACCACAAGATGGTGAATTGAATAATACGGTAGATGAGATTTCAGGGTTGATTTCAAGCACAATATACAAACTCAAATTTCTTAAATAACATGCAATACAAAGATTTTTATGAAGATTTGTGCGAGGGCGAAAATTGTAACGAATATACCGGAGACACATTCGGCGCACCACAGCCAGATTTTGATACATATTCAACGCACAATCCCGATCCACATAAAAAGAAAATTGAAGAGTTGGTAGCATTGCTAGAAAAGAATACGCCAACTAGTCCCGATAAATGGGCAAAAGCAAAAGCTGCTGCTCGTGCAAAATTCAAAGTATATCCATCTGCATACGCCAATCTCTGGGCAGCAAAAAAATATAAGAGTATGGGTGGTGGATGGAAGAGGGGCGAGAAGTGGACCAAGAAATATAAAAAGTCTATTGACTGTAGTAATCCGAAAGGTTTTAGTCAAAAAGCACATTGCGCCGGTCGTAAAAAACGGAAGCGCGGTGGCACAACTAAATCTAAATCTGTATGATTAGTTTAACTGAAATATTGGATGAAGTAGTAGAGGAACTTGATGAGAAGTATAAAACCAAGGGTAATTTGGGTAAATGGCTTCGTCAAAAATGGGTGGACATTTCCCGTAAAGATAAAAGTGGTAAGCATCCACCTTGTGGTGCGTCTGCTGGTAAAAAAGAACGCAAGGGTGGTAGTGCAAAATATCCAAAGTGTCGCCCAGCACGGTCTGCTGCAGCAATGAGTAAAAGTGAAAAGCGTTCGGCGGTTGTTCGTAAAAGAAAAGCAGGAAATGCTGGTGGGAAACCTACGATGGTAGCAACATATAAGAAGAGCTAATATTATGGATACTATTACAGAAACCTGTTGGGATGGGTATAAACAAGTCGGCATGAAAGACAAGGATGGAAAGATGGTTCCAAACTGTGTTCCGCTAGAAGAAGATTGTATATATGATGGTGAGTTTTGTCCAGCATGTCTTGCCAAGTATATCTTAGAAGCACATATTGGTGGATACGTGAACGAAGCGGAATATCGTGGACGCAAAGTTCCGCTAGGTAAACCGATGCGGGGCGATGTAAAAAAATTTAAGGTGTTCGTGAAAGATCCATCTACCGGTAATATTAAGAAAGTTAATTTTGGTGACAAGAAAATGAAGATTAAGAAATCTATTCCGGCTCGTCGGAAAAGCTTTCGTGCTCGTCATCGTTGTTCTAATCCAGGACCAAGAACTAAAGCACGGTATTGGTCGTGCCGCAAATGGTAATATGATCCGTCTCCGTAATTTACTAGCCGAAGCGGACACCAAAAAAGACACTCCGTATATGAGTGGGGATACTTATATTAGTAAGGAAGAAGCACAACGTATCTATGATTATATGGGATATGATTTTGACTTCAACCAATTTGTTTTGGGTATGAATGTGGAACTGGAACATCAAGATGTGACAGACGGCAGTCTTGTGAAAACAGCAATGATTGCTGCCGCACATTTACGCGAAGTTCCTGATTATTATACAAAGCTAAAACAACATGTAGAACCAAAAAAGATGAAAAAAGAAGATGGTGCCCCCACCGGGGGGATTGGCTTAAACCTTCCAGGTGGTTATATTAATGCAGCACCAAAACCACAAGATGTTAAAAAGATGCGGAAGCATCTCAATAAGGAGAAGCAATAATGATTCGCTTAAAAGACTTGCTGGTAGAAAACCCAGAAAACCGCGTTAATTTAATGAAAGTGCAAGCCGTCATGGAAAAACTCTATCCTGAATTAACCGGCGAGCAAGCTAAGAAAATTATGGAATTGTGCACGGAAGCACATTTGATGGCTTCTCAATTAAATACAAAGCCTTTTATTAGAACTGAAAGTAGTTTAGCTGAATGGAGATTATTGGTTGCTGCCATGAACGCAAAGCTTGCTGAATTGAAGGAAGAAGTCGTTCGTGTGTGCGAACAGAAAAAGATTGATTGTCGCACAGTTGTAAAAGCACTTGATGAAGTTCTCGTATACTAAGTGAGGAGTTATGGCAGATACCAGTATTTTTGGTCGGCTAAAAAAGCTATTTTCTACTAATACGATTGTTCGTAATGTTGGTGGAAAGCGTTTAAAAATAGCCGATACGGATCAAATCCAATCATTCGTTAATCGTCGGGGTGTAGATCGGTATCACAGAGTATACCAATCAGGAACAGGCGGTTACGGATCACATCACGGTCGTTATGAAGCAGCCGCTGCTTTCCAAGGCGCACGTCTTCAACTGTTCCGTGATTATGACATGATGGATAATGATCCTATTATTGCATCGGTATTGGATATCTACGCGGACGAATCAACTGTAAAAGATGAATTTAATCGCATTTTAAGTATTAAAACGGATGACAAGCAAGTCCAAGAAATTCTTCATAATTTATTTTATGACATTTTAAATGTTGAATTTAATCTCTGGCCGTGGATTCGTAACATGGCAAAATACGGAGATTTCTTCTTATATCTAGATATTGATCCGGAATACGGAATTGTTAATGCAATTCCATTATCAATTTATGAAACTGTTCGTGTCGAAGGTGAAGAACCAGGAAATCCATTCTCGGTTCGTTTTACTATTCAAAATGATTTCTTAGCGTTGGGTAAGAAAGAATTTGATAATTATGAAATTGCACACTTTCGTTTATTGGCCGATACGAACTTCCTTCCATATGGAAAAGCCATGATTGAAGGTGGTCGTCGTGTGTGGAAGCAGCTTCAACTGATGGAAGACGCAATGTTAGTACATCGTATCATGCGAGCACCAGACAAGCGCAAATTTAAGATTGATATTGGAAATATTCCACCGGCTGAAGTGGAAACGTATATGAATCGCATTATTGATCGGATGAAAAAGACACCGTTGGTTGATCCGAAGACAGGTGATTATAATCTCCGCTACAATATGATGAACATTACGGAAGATTTCTATCTTCCAGTACGTGGCAAAGATAGTGGAACGGAAATTGAAACTATGCAAGGGTTGCAATTTAATGCAATTGAAGACATTGAATATCTCCGGAAAAAACTTCTTGCTGCGTTTAAGGTACCGAAATCATTTATTGGATACGAAGAAGATATTAACGGTAAGGCAACGTTGGCAGCACAAGATGTTCGATTTGCTCGCACGATTGAACGTATTCAGCGTATTATGATTTCGGAATTAACGAAGATTGCAATCATTCATTTATATGTTCAGGGATTTACTGATGAAAAATTGGTGAATTTTGAAATATCATTGACCAATCCATCTACGTTGTACGAACAAGAAAAGATTAATTTGTGGCAACAAAAATTCTCTCTTGCAAGAGATATGACTGGTGGGCAAGTACAAATTCTTTCACAAGATTGGGTATACAAGCACATCCTTGAAATGTCAGAAGAAGAAGTTCGTGAACAGCGTCAACAAATTGATCAGGACTTGAAGCGTCAACAAGAGATGCTGGCTGCACAACAACCGCCTATGCCAGGGATGCCAACTCCGGAAGGAGAGCCATCTGCAGAACAACCTTCTGAACCAACTTCATCCGATGCAGAAGGTGACTCAGGAGAAAAAGAACAAACTCCCGATGAACAGGAAGCACAGATAGATGACGTAGATCAGATTTTAAACAGTTTGCAGAATATAAATGACGATGACGAAGAAGATGAGCTTGAAGAAATGCTTGTACGAAATCGTGGTGGTAGACCAAAAGAAGGGTTGAAATTTGGAACGGATCGCCATCCGTTAGGTAGAGATCCTCTTGGGCACAAAGAAAACAAAAAAACTTATAAGAGATCTACCTTGTCAGTAGAAACAAAAAACTTTTTAGATAAACTTCCCCAAAAGGGGGTTAGTAAATATAAACAAATTATAGCAGAAAGTATAACTTCGCAGGATAAAATAGAAGGTTAACCAAAATTCTATATATTTACTTATATATGGATGTTGTTTACTCGTCTCAATACGGATAACATATGAACATAAAGCACAATAAGATTAAAAATACTGGTATATTATTTGAATTGCTAGTAAGAAAAGTTGCCGCTGACGTGTTAGATGGAAAGTCTGATAGTTTTGCGGTCAAGATAATGAGAGAACACTTCCATTCGAAATCAGAATTGGGAAAAGAACTCCAGTTGTATCGTTCATTTTTTAATACACCCAAGCTTTCTGAAACAAAAGCGTTTAACATGCTTGATCTGGTTCTAGAAAGACGGCGTTCATTGAATGAAAAACTGTTAGCTGCACAAAAATTTTTATTGATCAAGGAATTAAAAGAACACTGTGATCTTAAAACATTTATGTCAGGAAGAGTTCCGTCGTATAAAGTATATGCATCTCTTTATAAATTGTTTGAAACGGCTAAGACTAATGAATCAATGATGGAAATAAATGAAATTATATCATCTAGATTTGTAATTGTTGAACATTTACAAGGCGCGTTCAAAGAAGAACCGGTGATTAAAGAAAACAATTATACAGAAATCATAAAACAACAACCAGAAGAAATTAGACATCTATCTTATAAATTTTTGTTAGAAAAGTTTAACGAAAAATACAGTAACTTTAGCGAAAAGCAAAAAGCGTTGTTGAGAGAATATATCAACAATGGTACAAATTTAGACAAATTTACAAAATATGTTTCTTCTGAAGCCACTACGTTAGCTCAACAAATTAAAAAGAATTCTTCTAAAATTAAGAATGATATTACACGAATAAAATTAAATGAAGTCATGTCTCAACTAAATTCAATTCAAGAAAAGTCATCTGTTAAGGAAAATAATATTACTGCATTGCTAATTGCCTACGAAATTTCAAAAGAACTTGATTTGTTGAGCTAATATATGAATAATGAACAGAAATTGCGCGAACTTATTCGTGAACTAATAAAAAATGAACTTAATGAAATTAGTACCACCGGAAATATTGCTGGTTATTTAACACCCAACGCATTTGCCGGTGATAAGCATGATTCTAAAAAAAGAATAAAAGATCTTGCTAGAAAAATTGGATATACGTTGACAAACCGTGGATCATTGGATACAAAACCTGGTGATAAATTACAAGAATCATTACATTCCTTGCAACAGATGGCAACGGAGTTAAATGAAAACTATTATGCATATCGCAACGATGCGACAAAACTTCCTCATCAAAAAATTGGGGAAGCAATTTCACAAATCAATAGACAACTAAAAACTGTTGAAAAGGCATTGCGTTATAACGACCGATTAAAAAATGAATACGGTATTAGTAACGAAGCACTGTGGAAGCGCACACAAAATCAAATGACAAGGTTAGAAGGCAAGTTAATTGAACTTGCTAGACGCATCCGTGAAATGAGAGGATAATATGGCATTACTTTGTGAATACACAGAACTTCAATATGACAGAAATATTTTATTAGAAACGATTGATGGCAACAAGCCACTCGTTCTTAAAAATGTTGTATTGCAACGCGCAAATGCTAAAAATCAAAATGGGCGAGTATATCCAAAAGATATTTTAATGCGTGAGGCAGCAGTATACAAGCAAAACTTTGTAAATCAACGCCGTGCTCTTGGTGAATTAGATCATCCAGAAAGTCCGGTGGTGAATTTGAAAAATGTATGCTGCAATGTTGTTGGTTTGTGGACAGAAGGTGATGATGTTCGGGGAGATATTGAAATACTCACAACTCCAACGGGCAACATTGTTCGTGAATTAATTAAGAATAATATTCGTCTCGGTGTATCATCTCGCGGCATGGGTTCTGTCAGACAAATGGGAGAAAACACGGTGGAAGTTCAAGAAGATTTTTCACTTATATGTTTTGATATTGTTAGTAATCCGTCAACATATGGGGCATTTATTACGGAAAACACTTCTCCGACTGGTCTTACTCCATATGATAGTATTGATAAATTAATTCACGATTTCTTAAGCGAAGTTAAATAAGGAGAACTATATGTTAGTATTACTTGGAGTTGTTGCTGTTGCAATTATTTTTGCATGGTATACATTACGAGATTTAAACACACCATTAAATGATACATTAACTGCACAAAACGTACCGTTGAAAAAAGCAGATGAGATTAATGGTGCACCGCCACCGATGGAAGTTTCTGTTGTAGCAGAAGTAGCAAAACAAAAACCTGCTGTTAAAATACGAGCAGCAAAAACCACTACTACAAAAACCAAAAAAACACCTGGTCGGAAAAAGAAAACTACATAAATTATGTCAGTAGGAAATACACAACAACAAAAACTGTTTGGTATGGTCCATGCGTATCAAACGGGAAAGCTTTCAGAAAATAGTGTGGATTCCCGAATTATAAAATTGGCAAGGCATATTTCTCCAGATATGGCAAAGAAATATGCCTTAGCTGAACGCACAGACTTAAAACAATTATTTCATTCAGTAGAATACATAGTTGATACATTACATTCGATAGTTGAGAATAATCAAGCAGACTATGTAAAGGGCACGTTAATTGACAAGTACACCGCGTCGTTATTACTGACAGTTTTTAATAAATTAAATGAACAAAATCAACAACAATTTGTAAAGCGATCACTTAACGAAATGGTTGCTTTATCATATACAATTTTAACAAGTTGAGAGGGTTTCATGTATATAAAGGTCAACGAAGGCAAGGATGAATTAAACAAAGCTTTGCGGCAATTTAGTAAAATGGTGAAGAAGTCCGAACTGATTCAAGAACTTAAGAACCGTGAACATTTTTTAAAACCATCAAAAAAACGCATATTTAAGCGTCAAGAAGCATTGCGGAGACGTAAACGCGAAGAACGTAGACTTGCTCGGCAGAAAAAATACGATAATTAATGTTTTTCAAAACGAACTATATATTTATAATAGTGAAACACTAATCATTAATATTGGTGATAAATTATTTTATATATAGTGGATTCTTAATATCTACTTCAATTCCTACAAGGAGCAAATTATATGGCAAAGATCACAAATAATCTCTTAAAGCAAGCCATTGCCGATGCAGAAGCAGTTCGCGAAACTGCCGTTGCAAATGCAAAGCTAGTTTTAGAAGAAGCAATCACACCACAAATTCGTGATATGATTGCTCGTCGTCTTCGTGTTGAAGCCGAAATGGCTGAAGAAGGTGCCGTTGACGTTGAAGAAGCAAAAGAACTTCCACATGAAGAAGGCGAGGCAGAAGGAGGTGCAGACTTCCCCGCCGATACATCAGCAGTTGGAACTGGTGACAATAAGGAACCATCTGATGCAGCCAACGACGAATCTGGCATCGGTGACGGTGGCGAAAACAAAGAAGACAGTCACACGGATTGGTATGATGACTGGTCCGAAAGTGATTTTGACCTTGACGAAGTAATCAAGGAATTAGAAGAAGATATTGCTGCTCTTGCAGAAGCAGAACATGCTCCTGAAGAAGAGAAGGAAGAAGAAGGTGAAGAAGAAGCAAAAGACGAATCATGGAAAATGAAGAAGGAAGTGAGCCATGATACACAAGATTCCGATGTCCAAAAATTCTCCAAGGCTCCAGTAGTTGAAAAGCAACATGAAGAAGAAGAGGAAAACGGCGCGGAAGAAATGGAAGACGAAAATATAAATCTTGAAGCAATTCTTGCAGAACTTGAAGCCGAAGAAAAAGAAGAAGAAGGCGAAAAACATGCCGATGACGATGACATGGGTATGCAAAAGAAGCCTGGAATGGACAAAAAAGAAGTGGCTGCTCATCTTGCGAGACTCAGGAAAGAATTGGCACAACATCGTTCGGTTATCAATACCCTACGTGAACGCCTACAAGAAGTTAACTTGTTAAATTCAAAGTTACTCTTTACAAACAAGATCTTCCGTAATCAAGGGTTAACCAACGAACAACGTGTTCGCATCGTTGAGTCATTTGATCGTGCAACAACAGTTCGTGAAGTTAAGCTTGTTTATGCAGCACTTGTTGAAAATCTTTCAACAGCAGCTAAGACGTTTGCAGCATCACGCAAGAAAATCGTTGCAGAAGGTTTTGCTTCAAAGGCAACTCCATCTACAGCACCAAAGAAGGAAGTTATCGTAGAAAATACGGTAGCCAAGAGACTTCAAGAACTCGCAGGAATCATTTAATTTTTAAGGAGATATAGAATTATGTCAGATGTATCACATTTTATCAACGAAGCCGGTAGTGCTCACCAAGTCATCACTGAGAAGACTCGTAAGCTCGCCGCAAAGTGGGAAAACTCAGGTCTTCTAGAAGGCTTGAAGGGATATGACAAGCAAGGTATGGCAGTTATGCTTGAAAACCAAGCAATGCAACTCTTGCAAGAAAACAGTAAGACCAATCCAGCAGGTGCAGGAACAGCAGGTGAAAACTGGGCCGGTGTTGCACTTCCATTAGTCCGCAAGGTATTCGGAAGTATCGCAAGTAAGAACTTCGTCTCAGTTCAACCAATGAATCTCCCAGCCGGTCTTGTGTTCTACATGGACTTCAAGTATGGCAACACAAACAACGGCCAAACATCAGGAACTTCTCTCTATGGCACAGCCGCAAGCTCAACATGGGGTGGATTCGGTAACACCGATTCAGGCGGCTTGTATGGTGCAGGTCGTTTTGGTTATTCCATCAATGATGCTACATCTTCAACCGTTTCAATTGCTGCTGTATCCGCATCATTCGCAGATGTAAATTTCAACCAAGATTTCGTCGCAACTGCCAGCTTGGCAAAGTATGTTGTTCCTGTTGGTTCAAATTTTGGTGGTTCAACACCAAATGCTGACTTCCTTGCTGTTCGCTCATTCGTTCCAAGTGGCTCAGGCGTTGACTTTGCTTCATTAGTTCTACCAGAATTCACAAAGTATGACGGAACAAACGTTACATTCATCATCAACACCAGCACCCTTGTTGGCAAGACACTTACAAGTGTTGGCTATAGCAAGCAACCAACCGACACGAACCGTGGCGACTTCGAAGATCGCGACGGCTCAACAGATCTCCAAATCCCACAAATTGATTTGGAACTCCGTTCGGAAACCATCGTTGCCAAGACACGTAAGTTGAAGGCAGTATGGTCACCAGAACTTGCACAAGACTTGAACGCATACCACTCAGTTGATGCAGAAGCAGAATTGACCAGTATGCTTTCAGACTATGTTGCAACAGAAATTGATCTTGAAATCCTTGACATGTTGATCAATGCAGCACAAACAACCGAATACTGGTCAGCAGAAATCGGTTCAGTATGGAACGGCACAACATTCGCTGCTTCATCTTTCGCTGGCACAGCATGGACAAACATGACCTGGTTCCAAACACTTGGTCAGAAGATGCAAAAGGTCAGTAACAAGATCCATCAGTTGACAATGCGTGGTGGTGCAAACTTCGCAGTTGTTTCACCAACCGTTGCAACAATTCTTGAAACCATCCCTGGCTTCCAAGCTGGCACAGATGGTGACAAGATGGAATTCGCTGCTGGCGTAACCAAGATTGGTTCATTCCAAAACCGTTACACAGTATACAAGAACCCATACATGAAGGAAAACGTCATGCTCATGGGCTTCCGTGGTTCACAATTCTTGGAAACTGGTGCAGTCTATGCTCCATACATTCCATTGATCATGACACCGCTTGTCTACGATCCAAACAACTTCACACCACGTCGTGGCGTGATGACACGTTACGCGAAGAAAATTGTAAGACCCGAATTTTTTGGAAAAATCTACATCGACAAGCTCACGCTCGTCTAATAGATTTTGTAACGAACGTAATAAATTGGGGTGGCAAACGCCACCCCTTTTTATTTATACGTTTCACCGTAGAACTCTCTATTTATATAAAAAGGAGAATTTTATGGAACATGTAATTTACAAACTAACATCGCCGTCTGGAAAAGTATATATTGGCAGAACGCAAAATTTTGAAGATCGCATGGCACAGCATAAGTATGAAGTTAAAAATAGTAGGAAAGAATATACTTTATACAAAGCTATAAGAAAATATGGTTGGGAAAACTTTACTAAAGAAATTATAGCAACTGCTCCTAGTCAAGAAGCTGCTCAATTATTAGAAGAAGCACTAATTAAACAATTTGATTCTGTTAAGTATGGATATAATGACACGTATATAGGTTCCGGTGGCAACGTATTTAAAAACCAGCCAGAAAAATTACAAACGTTTAGGAAAAAAATGTCTCATGTTACTGCTGGTGAAAAAAATGGCATGTTTGGTAAACAACAAACTGAAGAGGCCAAGCAAAAACAACGTGAAAAAGCAAAGGGAAGATTCTCTCTGCAATGGTATATTGATAAATATGGACCAGAAAAAGGCGAAGAATTTTACAAACAACGCTCAGAAAGTCTTCGCAATAGAAAGTTGGCACGGAATGAGCGAGGAACATTTATAGCCACTAAATAACGATTAGATATGAGAAAATGCTATTTATATATGTCTTTAAGTGAGGGCGTGTATGCAAAATCGTGAACCGATTATATTTGAAGAAATATCAGTAAATCCAAACGGCATTACCCCGTTTGGTTTTTATGATAATGATTTACAATTTCAACAAGAAGCACCAGACGTTGCTACCTTTGTTGCGCGTAGGTTGGGCTATCCAGTTGTTGATGTAGAATTAACACACAAGCAAATATATGCGTGTTTAGAAGAAGCAATCACCACATATAGCAATCAGGTAAATCAATTTAATGCTCGCGAATATATGCTTACCATGCAGGGAGCGAGCACAAATCTCAATATTACGCAGCGGAATATCGTGGGAAGTCCTATTCCGCAACTGGTAAAACTCTCAGCACAATATGGAACTGAAGCAGAGAGTGGTGGAACGACAACAATCAAGAAAGGATATATTAGTGCATCAGCATATCAACAGTCATATGATTTAAAAACATTGTGGGCAGATGTGAGTGAAAGTGGAAAAGCAATTGAAATTCGTCGCATTTACCACTACATGCCACCGGCAATTGCTCGTTATTATGATCCGTTTGCTACAACCGGTCTTGGATTAACTAATTTGATGAGTGAGTTTGGATTTGACGGATACTCACCACCGGTCACGTTTGTCATGATGCCAGCATACGAAGATCTTCTTCGCATTCAAGCAATTGAAATCAATGATATGATTCGTAAGAGTCAATATAGTTTTAGTGTATCAAACAATGTTGTTCGGTTCGCCCCAATTTTTAAACAAAATACAGTCGTCTGGTTTGATTATATGGTGGTGGATGAAAAGCAATCAGGTAGCGCATTACTACAATCGGGTTCAGAAAATAGTTCAGTATCAGATTTTTCAAATATTCCATATGATAATATTCAATACAAGAATATCAATGAAATGGGACGTTTGTGGATTTATCGGTATACATTAGCATTGGCAAAAGAATTATTAGGATTAATACGGTCGAAGTATGAACAGATTCCAATTCCAGATGCAACCATTCGGATGGATGGAGAACTGCTTCGTCGCGAAGCAGCGCAAGAAAAAGACGGATTGATAAAAGAAATTCGTGAAACATTGGAAGAAACTGGTTACAAAGCACAATTAAAAAAACAAATGGAAAATTCAGAAGCACTGCAAAATATTTTCATGCGAATTCCTTCTCCTATATTCATAGCCTAATATGCCACGTTTTGTTTCTGCAAGAGATTTTGATTTTTTTCAACACATCAACAGAGAAATTGTTGTTGATATAGTTGATGTGGAAGTTGTATTATATAAAATAATAGCCGATATCACAAAAGTAAATATTTATGGAGAAGCTGTTGATAAGCCAACGTATCGGGGTATTAGTTTGAACGCGTTAATTAAATACCCGAAAAAATTAGCAGAAACAGAAGATGGGTTTGGGTATGATGTAGCACAAACCGATGTTGAGTTTAGATTTGTTAGAAAAACATTGAATGATGTCAGTGTATATCCGGAAGTTGGAGACGTGATTAAATACAATGATAACTTTTATAGTATCAATAATGTGAATGAAGCACAATTAATTGCAGGTAGACCAGAATACAATCAAACGATTTTGTGTGAATGTCACTTGACACGCAGAAGCACGTTTAATATTGAGGAAACTCACATATGAGTAATCCAACATTTAATAGAAATAAAATAGTTATGCCTAATTGGCAAAATAGAGGAACTGATACAAATTCTACGGAAGGAAACAGCACTCCTGTTTCTGTTGGATTACAAACAATTGATACGGCAGTCTTGAAATATTTGCAAACAAAGATCAAGCCAATTGTTACACAACATGGAAAACAAATCCAAGTTCCCGTTATGTATGGAAATCCAGAACGGTGGAAGAGTGCACAAGTAGATGGAGCACTTCGTGATAAGAATGGCATGATACAATTGCCGATTATGATGATACGCCGCATCAGTATGAAAGAAAATGAAATAAATAATCCAACAAACAAGTATCAAAATTACCTATTTAAGACTGGGTGGAATTCACGCAACGTATATGATCGGTTTGCTGTAGTGAATGGTATAAAACCAAGTGAACGATATCACCAAACACTGATTCCGGATTATTATGATATTTCATATGATGGATTAATCTGGACAGAATTTATGGAACAGATGAACAAAGTTGTAGAAAATCTTTCATTTGAAAGTAACGAATACTGGGGAGAAGATAACAATTATAAATTTATCGCGAAATTGGGTCAGATTGAACAAATTACTGATTTACCTGCAAGAGAGGCACGGTTAGTTCGCAGTAAATTTACATTAAATATTAAAGCCTATATTTTACCACAAAGTGCACTTGATAAAAACGGCAATCGCCAGCGCACGACAAAGCTGGCATACTCTCCCAAAAAGGTGGTCTTCGATACTGAATTTTTGGCTAATCCAAATAATAAATGATGTTTTGGATATTTTTTGTATATTTATGATATGTATACTACTTTATAAGAGGGTTGGTTATGAAAAAGGTTACCGAGGAAGAATTTAAGGAAATTCAAACTCTTCGTGATTCATTGTTCACAATATTAGCATCAATTGGCGAACTGCATTTAGGTAAAATGCTTTTGGAAAAACAAATTGATGATATCAATTCACAGACACAAGAACAAGAAAAGAAGTTTGAAGAATTCCAGCAAAAAGAAAGGGTTTTATTTGAACAGTTGCAGCAAAAGTATGGAGCCGGAAGTATAGACATGGAAACCGGCGAAATAACAGAATAATATAACCCATTTGGAGGATTCGTATGGCAAATGAAAGAATTGTTTCCCCTGGCGTTTTCACACGGGAAAGAGACTTAAGTTTCTTAACCCAAGGCATCAGTGAAATCGGGGGTGCATTTATCGGACCAACGCCAAAAGGTCCAGCATTCATCCCAACAATTGTTAGAAGTCAACAAGAATATGTTACCCGTTTTGGTGAAGCCGATACGAATCACTACACAGGGCTAACAGTAAAGAATTATCTGCGCGAATCTGGTGTAGCAACTATCGTTCGTGTTCTTGGAACCGAAGGATATTTGCCAACATCAGCAAAGTCCGCTGTAATTTATGCCTCTGGATCAAACGGTCGTAAATTATATGCTGTGTTACATCCAACCAGCACAGGTAATAGTTTGACTGGAATCACGATGGTTGGAACGACAGCAAGTTTTGGCATCGTAGTATCTTCATCTGGTGGAAGTGTTGCATCCGCAAGTTCACTAAGCCCAGTTGAAGGATCAAGTAATTACTTTGCAGATTTCTTCGTAAGTTCAACATCAACAAGTAAAAATGCATATGTATATGCACTATTCCCAGAAGCTATCACGAGTAGCTTGGGACCAAGTATTGTTTTCCAAGCAGAAACATCAAGTATCGCATTGAACTTCTCCGGCTCAACATATGGAGAATACAACAATGCATCAACACCGTGGATTCGTTCACAAGAAATTGGCGGAACAAAAGTTGATTTGTTCAAGATTCATACATTAAGTGATGGTAATTCCGCAAACAAGGAAATCAAAGTATCATTCCTCAATATGAAGCCAAGTGATGATGCTGAATATGATTACGGCACATTCAGCATGTTGGTCCGTCGTTATAATGACACAGATAACAAGATAGAAGTATTGGAACAATATGAAAACTTAACACTTGATCCAGATAGTCCACAATATATTGCACGAGTCATTGGTAACAGTGCACCAACTGAAGATCAAGTCACTGGTGAAATGTATTATCAGGGCGATTTCCCAAATCGTTCACAATACATTCGTGTCGAAATGACGGATGCAGCAATTCCTGCAACTGCATTGCCATTTGGATTCCAAGCACTTAGCTCAACAGTAAGTGCTGCATCAAGTGAATTAGTTGCTCCATCGCATGTCACTACACGGTGGTATGATGGTGGAACCGGTGGATATTCTGTAACTGCCATTGATAAGCGGTATTACTATGGCTGGGACTTCGATATGTCAAACGAAACGAACAATTCATATCTTGGACCATTACCATCAGGATCCGTATCGGTTGGCTCGGCATTTGATCTCGGTGCAGTGGTTGATGTTCCAAACGGAGCCACTGCAAAGGCAGTTTCTTTGAGTGATGCCGATAGCTTGGCATATCGTAAGTTTACTGTTCCATTCCAAGGCGGCTTTGATGGATTAAATCCAGCACGTGATATTAACATGGGCGGCGACATTGTTGCTACAAACAGTCAAGGATTTAATTTACAGAATTCAACATCCGATGGTTCCAAGGCATATAAGAAAGCACTAAATGCCATCAGTAATCCAGATCAATGGGATTTCAATTTGTTAGTGCTCCCAGGTGTCATTTATGATTATCATTCATATGTTGCAAATGAAGCATTAACATTGTGTGAAGACCGTGGAGATTGCTTCTACATCATGGATACCACTGGATTAAATGCAACCTTGGCAACTGCAACAGCAAAGGCCGGAGAAATTGACAGTAATTATGCAGCAACTTACTATCCGTGGTTGCGCGTAATCGATACGAACACGAACAAGTTGATTTGGGTTCCACCGTCAGTCATCCTTCCAGAAATCTATGCATACAATGACAACGTTGCAGCCGAATGGTTTGCTCCAGCCGGTTTGAATCGTGGCGGTATTGCAAGTGCAGTGGGCGTGAAGGTCCGTCTCCCACAAGCAAGTCGTGATACCTTGTATGAAGGAAAGGTCAATCCAATCGCACAATTCCCAGGCCAAGGTATTTGTATCTGGGGTCAAAAGACACTCCAACGCCGTGCATCAGCACTTGATCGTGTCAATGTCCGTCGCTTGTTAATCGCTGTGAAGAAATATATTGCAAGTGCCTCACGTTATCTCGTATTCGAACAAAACGTTGAAGCAACACGCAATCGCTTCTTGAACATCGTCAATCCATACTTGGCAAGTGTCCAAGAACGCTCTGGATTGTATGCGTTCCGTGTAATTATGGATGAATCCAATAATACACCGGACATCATTGATAGAAATATCCTTTACGGACAACTCTATCTACAGCCAACGAAGACCGCTGAATTCATTATCCTTGATTTCAACGTGCTTCCAACGGGCGCTACATTCCCAACGGCATAAATTGAA